GCAAAGTCAATAACAGATGCTTCACCGGGAGATGCAAATTGTGTAAACAGTATACCTTGTGCATTAGGTCTTGTAAAGCTATTATTCCAACCTAATAGTCTATATTGTGATTTATTTCTTATAACTAGGCTAAAAAAGTCCGTATGTAATTTTACAAAGTCATTAAACGTACCTTGTATCTTTTTAGTAATAGGTGCTAATCCAAAGTCACCAATACGTTCAGTAGCACTCAGAAGTCTTAAACCATCAGGAGCCATGAATACAACGTCACCACCTATCTCCTGTACACTATCTGTCTGTATACATCCTATGTCACGTGTAATAGGTTGTAAGTTAAATGTTGCTAATGCGTCACCATTTAATCTAAAGATAGATGAATCTGTAAATACTATAAGCTGATCTCTAAAACTTTTTATTGCTACTATACTATTATCTAAACCAATACTACCAGCACCATTACCACTTTGAAAATCTGTAGTAGTAAGTGGTGCACCAAAACTTAATACTCTACCTTTAGCGTAAAAGATGTGATTTTTATGTGTAGCTACAACTGTAGCACCTATTACATCTGATGGTGCACTATTTAATTCAGTAAACGTAGTGCCATCATATAATGCAGGTGCATTTACACCATCAACCATTATGAGTGTTTTTGTACCTGTAAAATCAATAATATCAAATCGTGTATTAACTGCACCTTCTCTACTAGTAGATATAAATGTTAAAGCCGCATTATCTGATGGGCTACTATCTAGTGCTGGATCTATAGTAACAGTAAGACGTTTATGTGCTTCATTAGTATAAGATGATATAGTAGTTTGAACTGTATATGTTTTATCTACACCTGCAATAGTAAATACATCACCTGCTTGTGGAAAGTTATCTACCGCATCTATCTCTAGAGATGTACCTGTCTGAGAAGCATTGTGTACTAATGGACTACCATAATTAGGTTTATTTATTTTTGTATAGCCACTACCTGCTGTTTCTAATATATCTGCATTAAGTGCTACTACAGCTTTATTATTAAAGTATGTAATACCATTAGCATAGTTAGCTGTAGTTACAGTAGCAAATGTTATAAGCGCACCATTAGCAGGGCTAGAAGCTAGTGCACCTGATAAAGTTAGTGTGGCTCTATTATTAGTAGCATTAAAAGATACACCCGATATTGTATATGTACTAGAGACTCCTGCTATAGTAAATGTATCACCAACAGCAGGAGTAGTATGCACTGCTGCTATAATTAATGTAGTACCTGATTGACTAGCTCCATGTACAACTGGATTACCATATGGAGCCATAATATTACTATCAAACTTAGCATAACCCTGTATGCGTTTGTAACCTCCATCGATAGATGGTTCGTAGTTACGTAGTATTCTGGCAGAACCGGGAGCATTGATAGCTTGTTGCAATGGACTAAGATTAGTTACTAGTCCACCTTTAAACTCTATTCTAAATGTTTCCCATGCATCAGGCATTATAGACTATCCAAGCTCGATCCTGCTGTAGACCTAGATGAACCTAGTCTACGTCCTCCTGTTGCAGCAGGTATCATATAAGACCTCATATAGTGATAGCGATTAATTAACATAGACCTCATTGCTTTAATGCCCTCATCTGCCCTCTCCTTGACCACTACAGCATCTTGAGTGTTACCCCTGAACATATATGCATGAAACATTGCAGCGTCCACTACAACGTGCTTAAAACGGTCTGGGATAACCATTGTGTCACCATGAGCAGATAGGTCTGCCTGAAATACATAGTAGTCAAATACTAACGTGTATGCCTTATCAGGTGGTTCTATCAAACCATACTTTAGATCAGGTCCATGAAAAACAAAACGTGGTAGTGCACGTGTCTGACTTGCAGCGTACTCCTGATCCACGTATTTTTCTAGATATTCATCATATGTAATTAAAGCTAGTTTCTTTGTGTCATTTCCTAATGTAGCATCTTCTTTTATTCTAAACGATTCAAAGTCTATCAGTTTAGCATCTGTTGGAAATGCATATCTTGTTGTACCAGCAACTAATGTTTGTTCTTTTTCTGAATGATTAAAAGGCCACTCATACTCGCTTTCATTTATGTAGCGTATAGCAGAGTTGACTGCATCTTTTATGTGTGCATAAAAACCTGTGGCTGATGCAAAGTTAGAACTGGTAAGCTCAACTTCGTTCAGCCTTTTGTTGACATCATTAACTAATGTTAGAAATGTTGTAGCCATAATATATCCTTAAGTAGAAAGGGGCAGGTTTATCCCACCCCTTCCACATGTGTTACGCGAGTGTATCACGATCCACTTCATCTGCACCTACTGTGCCTATGTCATCAACGTCTAGCAATAATGCAAAGACACGGATAACACCAGCCGTTGTAGTTCCAGTTTGTGCCTGAATTAAAACATCAAGCGTGTCGGCAGTTGCACCAACAGTGAGAGGTCCACTACCTGCACCTACACTATAAGCACCTGCTGATGCACCGTCAAAGTCAAAGCCATCAACGTATGCATCCACATCAACACCTGTTACTCCTAGATCAAGTGCACAGTCAGAAGAAGTACCAGCGTGAACTGTTGTTACTTCAAAACCAGCATCTAATATCATAGTATTAGCAGGTACTGTTATGGCTTGAATAATATCGGCAGCAGCTAGTGCTGTACCTTTAGCGGTAGCAGCAGCTCCAAAGTCAATACTATTTTGCACCAAGTAAGGAGAGCGACCTCTAGCATCTGAGCCACGAGCCGCTGAACTTAAGGTTGTTACTGTAGCCATGATTCAGTCTCCTTATACCAAGCAATAACGTGCAACACTTAGAGCTTCAGGTCTAAGTATCTTACGTCCATACAAATGCATTCCCCGAACTATGTCGGCAAAGCTATCAGGGTCACGATATGTCTCTGTCTTATTAATCTGCTCGGCAGTTGCTACAGCAGAAGAATGTCCAGATACAATCATACCAAAGTTAGAGGAGTTTGTACCACCAGTAGTAGCTGGTCCAGTTCCAATAGAAGGTAGGTTGTTAGACATATATACTTTGAAACCATGAAGGTTATTAAGTATAAGACCATTTTGTATTCCGCTTCCACCAAAGTCACCATTGAGAAGACGAGAGTCTTCATCTTTGAGAACTTCAACGAAAACTGGATCAACAACGAGCCAACGATTGTTGGTGTCAACATTTTGTTGATCAAGCAAACGAGCCATACGAGCTACGATTTGTAATGGGTTAGCATTACCTGAACCGGGTGTAGCAGAAGTTGCACCACCAGCACGTGCTTGAATACCAATTGCGTTATTAGAAGAACCACCGAACTCAGAAGCATCTATCTTCATTGAGCTTAGTAATTCGTCAGTACCTGCTGTAGATACAGCAACTGCACCATTAACAGTTGTGTTAACAGTATCAGCATTGGTATGCAAAGAAGACTGTTTGAAACCAGTCAAGTAACCAAGAGCGTCTTGGTCAAACTGGTCAGCTAGTCTGTAAGCTGCACGATCAGTTGCAAGCTGTTGGAAGTTGATGTGAGAGTGTGCCTCTTCAATATCATCGACTTTAAATGCAAAGTAGTTTGCTTTGTCGATGGTAAGAGAGAACTCTTCATCATCCAAGTCTTGCGGAGTAATCGTAGTACCACGAGCATATGCTTTAACCGTGATTTCTGGCTCCTTAATTATTTTAACGCTATCGCCCATATTTGCGATCTCGCCAAAGTAGTCACTATTTGTAATAGCTTCAACAATAGAAGCCTTACGAAAAGCTACTTGTACCTGCTTAGAGTAGATAATTGGTGAAAAATTACCATTAGGCAGGTTGCCGTAGCCTGTTGCAGTTGAAAATGCCATTTTATTTTCTCCTATATACGACATCCCATGTGTACATATTGTACACTATTTTTTTATCTACCTTAAGGGCCGTGAACTAAGAGGTTGTACGTGTAAGGCCAACTACACATAGGCTCTTCTTCATCGGGTTGTCTTAGAAGTATAGTGAGATATAGTTAGGTAGTCTTATTCAAGGGCTAACTACATCTTGCGACTATGTATAGTTATATACACAATCTACTGTTTGTCAACACTAATTAACGTGCCGATCCAGATACATCGTAAACAAACTTGTTTTGTCTAATAGCTTCCATGATTTCGTCTGATTTATTTTCGTATTCCTTTGCGGTCATACGCTGTACATCAGACTCTCTTAGAAAAGAACTAGACTCATTTTCTACAGGTTTGTTACGTTTTCCTTTTGTAGATACAGATTTAGCTGCATCTCTATTATTAGTTTTCTTAGTTGTAATACTTCTATCTGCTTTGTACAAATCAATTGCTCTACTAGCAGATCGTGCATCATTATCATTTTCATACAGAGCGTCCTGTATCCATTTAGGCTGTTCTTCTGCCCATGTATGAAAGTCATCATCATTACGTATCTCATCAAAGTCTGGATGCATCTGTAACAACTCTGTCTCTGCACGTTGTTTGCTTACGTCCTGTTGCATATCATCTAATGCTTTAACACGTTGTTCTAGACTAGCTGATTGTTCTGCTGCTTTCTTCATAGCTATTGTTTCTACTATAGCAGCTACATCAGGATACTCTTTAGCCCATGTTTCTATATCCTCGTCAGACTTAGGAAGTTTAATTTGTTTTTTAGTTGACTGTTCTAACTGGCTCTTAAGTGCATTTATCTCAGTCTTTAGTTCTTCTGTCTGTTTCTGCTGATGCCTACGTAGATCTGAGTATCTTTTCTTAAATGTTTTTTCTTCAGCAGTAGTAGGTTCTTCTTCTACTTCTTCTGTTAAGGCATCCTGTTTTTGTTCCTCTAGTAGCTGTTCTAGTTCTTCTTCATCCTTCTTAAGTTTCTCATCCTTACTGTAAGGTCTAGATACAAATGCTACTTTACTTGGTTCTACTTCTACTTGTGTTACGTCTGACATATTATATTTCCTTTCGTTGGGGCTATGGTAGCCTTATTAGGGGCATAGGTAGCCAACACATGTGGTTTGTTATCTTGAAGCTAAACCACCACGCTTCATCTTCTTTTTTTTCTTTTTAGATATAAATCCTCCTTTAAAAGCTCCAGCTGCTTCTGCTCCTGCTGCAGCTTCTTGACCAGCTGCTTCTGCTTCTGTATCTGCCATATCTGCTGCAGCTTGTGCACCCGGACTACTGGGTGCTCCACCTACACCTGAACCGGGAGCATCTACACCACCGCCTTTTCCTACATCTCCACTATAACCACCTGTAGTATCAGGATCTGATTGTTGCCCACCAAATTGAGACATACTAAAAGCCTCATCAAAGGCTTTTGCTTCAATCATATCTTTAAAATCTTTAGCGTCTTTACCACCTATAATATCACCATTAGATAAATCTGTAACTGTACCAAATCTATCAACAGCCATTGGGGATGGTATACCACCAACAGTACCTATACCTACTGTACCTGTAGAACCTGCTGGTGCACCTACAGAATCTTCGTAAGATTGTTGTGCACGTTCAGCTACTGTTTGCATATCTTTTTCTCTTTGAGCAGCTAATTCACTTTTACTATAAGATTGTTGTTTTGCATATGATGCTTTTGCTGTAGCTAAATCTTTATCAATACCTTTTGCTATACCTAAACTCGTATCTATTTGTGTATCTGTTAAAGCCCCTAAACCAAATGCACCAGCTTTTCCTAGTGTGCTTGGACCTAATGCAAAATCGCCTAACATACCAAATCCTTTAGCAACTCCTCCTATAACACCACCCATTGGTCCTGCTAAATCTTTTCCAAAAGCTGCCTGTTCTGTTTCAGTCATTTCACCAACACTTACATCACCTCTATCTGGTCCACCATCTACTTCACCACTACCTAGTTCAGTCTCTACTTTAGCAGTTTCTGATTTAACATCTCTAGGTTTTGCTTCAGCTTTCTTAGGTTTCTCTACAAACCCTTTAGGTAATGGTGGAAAAAACTTACCGCCTATTTTAGTAGACACCATTTCCTGCCCTGTATCTGGATTGTAATATGTAGTAGGTGGTAAATAGCCATCAAAACCTAATAACTGACCACCTCTACTATAACTAGGCACACCACCCTTACTCATCTCATTGTCAGGTGATCCTGCTACAATAATTAAATCTTCCATACCAAATGGAACGTCATCATCTATGGTAGCTTCTTCAGAGTTACCCATCTGCCCCATCTCTTCCATACGAGCTAGACCTCTCTTAGCCTTATCACGCATGAGCATTAGTTTTTCTAAACCTATAAATCGTACAACATCAGCAGGAAATACAAACTCACCCGGACTTAGCTTTGCATCTATGTCATCACGTACCTCTTCTTTGAGTGAGCCTGAAGGTACATCATTACCAGACACAGGATCTTTAGATCCACCCTGATCATTTAAACCACCGTCCTGAAACATTTCCATTTGTTTATTGTACATTTACGTGTTCCCTTAGTTGTTTAATCTTTTGGTAAGCACTGATTGCTCCTTGCGCTCTGTGCATTGTAACCATGTCAATCGACTGCTCTAATGTTTTTCTTTCACTTTCAATCATAGAATCTAGGTAGCTACTGAATAGTACCCACTGGCGGTTGTTGCTGACTAGAGGCTTGAGCTTGCGGAGCAGCTCCTTGTGGCGGTCCACTAAACCCTTGTTCTCCCGGTGTTGGTGCTTGTCCTGTTCCAATTGTTCCTCCTCCTGCTCCTGATGTATCCATTGGATTAGCTCCTGCTGGTGGTTGTGGTGCACCTGCTGGTGGTTGCTCTGGCTGTAGACCTTTCATAATCTCAGCTTGTATTGCTGCTTCATCCATATTATTAGTAACCTTATCTGGGTCAAGGTCTAAAGATTTTGCAATCTCACGTATAATATAGTTGAATTTTGCAAAAGGTGCAAGTGCTGGATTGGATGTAACACCTAAAAATTGCATTAATCTTTGGCTACGTACTTCATTAGCCATCAAACTTTCTGTTCCACGTGCAGATACTTCAAGATCACCTTTGATGTCAGGGTCAAAATCAAACTGCATGTTAAACTGAAACAGTCCTTCTCCTAATGGTCTAAGTAGATAATCATCTACGTTCTTAATAACTGTCTTAATACCACCTGCTGCTGCACCCATCAACATAGATATACCTGATGCAGTTCTACCTACGCCAGCTATGCCTGTCTGACCATGAGCAAATGATGGGAAACCTGTACTTTCATCCGATAGCTGTCTAGCTTTGTCAAACATCATCATGTTCTCACTAGATACATTTGGATACTTTGTACCAAACAGTGCCTGTCCGGGTGCACCACCCTGTCTTCTAAACACCTTGCCGGGATACACTGTTAAGTCCTGACCCGGTACTAAGTTAGTTTCATCTACCTCAATAAGTAAGTTACCTGACAGTACAGCATTGTCAACTGCCATACGCATAAAACCATTCATCAAAGTTTGTGTGTCATCCATGTTTTCTGCAATACCTACACCAAAGAAACTATATGGGTTAAGTTCATAAGGTGCTGCCATGTAAGGTATACGAGCAGGTTTAAATGGATTAAGTACTACACGTAACAGTCTACCATTACATATCCAGATGTTTGCCTGTAGCTCATCTAGTTCCTGTAGGTCTTTTGGTATTGTAATCTCTTGTTCTTCTAGTAGTTCAATATCTACTGTACCCCAATACTCCATAACCTCAAAGCGGTCAATGTCATGCTGTGGTGCATAGTCAGATAGATCATCTTCCCAGTACAGCTTTTCGTAGTTCTCACCTCTTGTGATTACTTCTTCAATTACACTGTCTCTGAAGTATGGGCGTTTCTTAAGTGCACGTAGTTGTGAACGTGACATCTTGTGTCGTTCTATTACGTACTGTGCCTCATCCATATTGTTAGCATCTGGATCTGGGTAGAAGTTCCACACTGATACATGCGATACTTGTGGTACAGTTTTAATAAGTGGATTGTACTCACCCTCATCATCCCAGTTAGGATACTCTTTGTCAATAGCAAATGGTCCTTTCATAACACCAGTACCAAACAATGCCATTTCAAATGCTGTACTTCTTAAATGTTTACTAGCACCTGACTCTTCTAACTGATCGTGTATCTTTTTCTGCATCCTTTTCGCTGCCACAAGAGCAGGGCTAAACGTAATTGCCGTACCTGTTTTACCAACACCTTCTCTAACACCCTCTATCTCTCCTAGTTTATTTGCATATTCACCCAATCTTTCATTCAGAGTATTTTGAGTGTCACCCGGTTGTAAGTCTTTACCATCACCAGCAAAACCATATGGACTCTCCATTATATCTCTTACTTCAGGAGATTCTTTTGGATCAAAGTGTACATCAGCTGCTACACCATCAGGTAGTTGTGTAGGATCAATTGTCAATGGAAATTTATTATTTGCAAATAGAACATCTACTATCTGTCCATATGCAGCAAGGGTTTTAGTTTTAGTTACCTTAATAAATACACGAGATCGTTCTGCTTCTGAAAACTGTACGTCTGTGCCGTACAAACCCCTATAGTTTCTATAAGACTTTATCCAACGTTCTTCATCCTGATACCTATAGTCTTCTGCTCTTTTGTATCTGTCAATTATAAAAGGTACTAGGTTTGCTAGTTCTTCATCTTTAGATTCATCTGCATCCTCTAGATGTATAGCGTCTTGTTCTATTGTAAAATCATCTGCCATTATTTTTTTCCTTAATATCCAAATACAGCATCTGCTACTGGCATGGTGCTTGGTGGTCGTCTGCTAGGATCGTAATCAAATAAATTAAACTTAGGTCTTGACATAACCCCATATCGTAGTGCGTCATATAAGTGATCTTCTGCATGTGTATCTATATCTTCTGGGTTACGTTTGTCAATAGGCAATGCAGGTAATTGTGAAATTAGTTCTGTACAGTTAGAAAAGAATACTAGTCTGGGTTCTTCACTGTCCTCATCTACCTGTAGTCTTCTGTGTATTTCATTCTTACCTGATACCCTACTTCCTTTACTTCTATCTGATGGCCTCCACCTACAGCCTTTGTTTATCATCTGTTCTGCAAGTGATGGTCCTGTGTCACCTCGTTTATGCCATACAGAGCTATCTAGTACTCCATACTTTATATTACCATCTCCTGCTTCTAAGTCAAGTACCATATCAGCTAAATCTGTAGCTAATACTTTTGATACATATAACTCTCTATATACTATAAGTTGCTCATCTGGCGTAACAGCAAACCAAAGAACACCACTATAAGAACCATAACCATAGTCACACGCCCTAAACTTAACCCAGTTACTCGGTATATCAAATGGTTCAACAACATGTACATACCTGTTAAACTCTGTGAAGGCTGCACCTTCTTTAATATCCCAATCGCCTTCTAGCAACTGCCTACGCTGATGTTCAGGTAATGACAGTAGCATTGCTTCGTAGTCACCTGTATCTGACAGGTATGGGTTATCTGATAACCTAGCAGGTATAAACCTACGTTTAAATAGTGGCCTACCTGCTTTACTATGACCTGCTGGATACTTTAGTGCTTCTCCTGTTTCTATATCTGTTGCAGCAAAACTTGTATCATATGGTGCTGGATCAATAAACATCTTCTTAACCCAGCCATGTCCCGGTCCACCGGGGTTAGTTGTTGCCCTCATGTACACTTCTAAATCAGGGGCAGTGGAACGTAGACGAGATCTCATGTAGTTCCACGCATATGGTGTAGGCCACTGAGTTAATTCGTCAAAACCTATCCAGCTAAAAGCCAGACCCTGATAGCGCATGACATCATCATCACGATCTAAGTATGACATCCAAAGTCTTGCACCAGATGGTGCGGTCCACTGCATCTTTCTTTCTGACCATTTTATTCCCGGCCAGACTTTAGGATATAGTTCCTGTGACTTAGATATTAATTCACGTAACTCTTCTGTTGTATGTCTTAATAACAATCCGCTAAATGCAGGATGACCCATAAACCGTAGTGGATCAGCTAACATCGCATAACTCTTACCACCACCTGCACTACCACCATACAATACTTCTCGTTCTGGTGCAGCTAAAAACTCTGTCTGTGGCCCAGCATTCGGTTTAAATAATACATTGGCTTCACGTTCAATAGCATGTGTATCATACTGTACTTTCTGTGGTGTGGACTCGCTTTGCACCAAGTCTACTTTCTTCGATTTCTTTGGCTTTCTTGATCGCCTTTTCCGCATAGTCTGCCCATTGACGGAGGCTTCTAGCTTTGTCCTTACGCTGTCGCTCATGCTTTATTCTTTTCTGTAGTCCAAGATGTGATATGTACCTTCCTGTGTTTGTACTTAACCATGCAGCAACCTGTCGCAACGAATACTGGCGTAGATATGCTTTAGCTTTTTCCAGATGATCAAGTTCTTTAGGTATTGGCAACAGTAGATCTTCATCATTGGGGTCCACTTCATACCCGAATGGGACTGTTCTAGCAATACGTGGTACAGGTAGCCACTCATTTTCTTCCTTTACATCTGTTGGTTGCGGTAATTTCCATTTGCCTAAACTCCTATTCATTAATCGTCATCATCACTTTGTTTCTTAGGTGGCATTA